CAGGAAAATTAGAGTGTATGGGGAAAGCAGAATCCTGGACACAGTATAAAAGGAGGCACACATGCCAGATACAACAGGTTTTAAAAGAGATGTAGTGGGATCCTATATAGAAAAAGATCCAGGTGCTACCCTTACATACACAGTGAATTGGGCAGATTGGCTCACCACAGGAGTTAACTTGAGCACCATTGATTTCACCGTAAGCGCACCAGCTTCAGGAGATACCACACCACTCACAGCCAGTTCACCAGTTATAGTAGACAACAACAAAGCCACCATCATATTGAGTGCGGGCAAACATGACGAAACATACACTGTGACCAACACCATTACCACAGACAATGGTGATACAGATGTTAGAAGATTTAGAGTAGTGGTTCAAAGGAGACACCTATGACCCCTGATCATGTAGCACATGGACAAACAGATCCTCACACCACAGGTCCAAGACCCAAAAAGATGGTAGAAGGCGTAATTCAAGGTTTGCCCATAGGCAGAGACAAAACAGTGGTGCCACCAGATCAAGTGTATGAATTGGCTGCTATTGGTTGTAGTGATACAGAAATAGCACACTTCTTTGGTGTTAAACAAGACACACTGAGATATAACTTTGCGGAAGAACTAACAAAAGGCAGAAGTTTTATGAAGATACGTCTTAGAAGAGCAATGTATAAGAATGCTTGCCAATTAAACAACGCTGCTGTCCAAATCTTTTTAGCCAAACAAGCCTCAATATTGGGCATGAGTGATGGTGGTGTAAACGCAGATGCGGAAGCATTACCATGGAATGAAGAATACTCAGAAGAGGAGTCAAATGAAGTTAACACCGTGGCAGAGTGAAGTAGCAAAATCTCAAAAACGCTTCAAAACTGTAATAGCTGGCAGACGGGCAGGTAAGAGCTTTCTTGCTATTAGAGAACTGTGTTATCATGCGAGATTACCACGCCAAAGAGTGTGGTATGTTGCTCCTACACGCAGCCAAGCCAAAGGACTGGTATGGGACAAACTCAAGGATAGATTGGGCAGTCTCAATTGGTTGGCCAAAGTAAATGAATCAGATCTTGCGCTTACTTTGGTTAATGGCAGTGTTATAGAATTGAGATCAGGTGATAGCTATGACCGTATGAGAGGTTATGCTGTGAACTACATAGTGTTTGATGAATTTGCTGACATTGACAAAGAAGCATGGTTCAGTGTAGCAAGAGCATGTTTATCTGACACCATGGGCAAGGCTATGTTTATTTCAACACCAAAAGGATTGGGCAATTGGGCATTTGACATTTACAATCAAGGACTCACCCAGGAAGATTGGGCAAGCTGGCAAATAACCACAGAAGCTGGTGGACAGGTAAGTGAAGAAGAACTTGAATCAGCTCGCCAGGATTTGGATGAAAGAACCTATCTACAGGAATACTGTGCCAGCTTTGTTCAATATTCAGGCGTTATATATTACAACTTTGATAGAAAACAAAACTGTGAAGCACACTCAGAAGATACCTGATCAACTACACATTGGCACTGATTTCAACGTGGATCCTATGGCATCAACTGTGGGCTATCGTAGACCAGATGGTGTGTTCCATGTTATTGACTATCTCAACATATATGGATCAAACACACATGAACTATGTGATGAAATAAAACGCAGATATCCACGATCAAGGATCACTGTGTATCCAGATGCTGCTGGCAGTCAAAGAAAAACATCAGCAAATGGTATGACAGATATTATTATACTACAGAACGCAGGATTTACAGTGCGTGTGCCCAACAGAAACCCACCTGTGAAAGATAGGATAGCTTCAGTTAATTCACGACTGTGTAGTTCAACAGGTGTAGTAGGATTGAAGATAGATCCCAAGTGTAAACCAGTGATTGAAGCACTGGAGAGACAAACCTACAAAGAAGGCACACAAATACCTGCCCATGATGGTTTTGAACACCAAAACGACAGCTTGGGTTATGTAATACACAGTTTGTATCCTATCAAACGAGACAGATTAGATGAACCACCTGGTAAATGGCGTGGAAGACAAGGAAGTAGATTATGAGTGAAGCATATGAACAAATTACCTCAGGCAATGAGGATTACAAGAAAAACAAACAGCGGTATATCTTTCTTTACCACAGCTATATAGGTGGAGATGTATACAAAAAAGGTGAATACCTAACCAAATACACCAATGAATCAGAAGCAGAGTTTGAAGAGCGTGTGGCTACTACACCATTGGATAACAATGTTGCTGGTGTGGTAAGTCTATACAACAGTTTCTTGTTTAGACAAGGTGTCAACAGAGACTATGGCAGTTTGGGGTCAGATCCAACCATTCAGGACTTTGAAAGAGACGCTGATCTTGATGGTAGAACCATTACAGCATTCATGAAAGAAGCAAACACACTGGCATCAGTGTTTGGTATGACTTGGATTGTGATATCAAAAGAAAATGTTGGTGCTACCACATTAGCAGAAGAAGTGGTTGCTGGTGTTAGACCATATTTGAGCGTGGTATCACCGTTGATGATGTTGGATTGGAACTACACCAAAACCGCTACAGGGCGTTATGAATTAGACTACTGTAAGTATATTGAAGAAGAAACAGATGACTACACCTACATCAAAGAGTGGTATCCAGACAGTGTTATAACCACAGTTGTTGACCATGATCGCAGTGAAGTAAAGTCAGTGGACATAGCAGAAAATCAACTGGGCATAATACCAGTTATCGCACACTACAGCAAAAAGTCAATCAAGAGAGGTCAGGGCATCAGTCTTATCTCAGACATTGCTGATCTACAGAGAGCCTGCTACAATGAATATTCAGAGATTGAGCAAACAATCAGATTGAGCAATGCTGCCAGTCTTGTGAAAACAGCAGACACAGAAGCAGGTGCTGGTCCAGGTGCTATCATACACATTCCAGACAACTTGCCTGGCGAACTCAAGCCTTATCTACTACAGCCACAGGGCACCAGTGTAGACGCTATCTATAAAAGCATACATGAAAAAACACAGGCTATGGATCGTATTGCTCACCTGGGTGCGATACGTGAAACCACAGCAAGAACCATGAGTGGTATTAGTAGACAAATGGAGTTTGAACAACTCAACGCAGCATTAGCTGAAATAGCAGACAATCTTGAGCTCACAGAAGAGCAAATCATGAAGATCTATGCGCAGTATCAAGCCACTGTTTGGGATGGTGTTATTGAATATCCAGACAGTTTCAACATTAGAGACGCAGCAGCAGACTTAGAGTTCTACAACGCTGCTCTCAACATCAACATCCCCAGTGATGAATATCGTCAAAGTGTTCAAAAAGAGATTGTGAAAACTGTGTTGGGTGCTGATTCACAAGAATACAGAGACATCGCCAACAGTATTGACATGCCTTTTGAACCACACAGTATGATCTCACCCAGTGGTGAATCAGTAGAAGCCAGCACATATGTAGAACATGTAGCATTGGCAGCACAAGGATATACTCATGGGTAAACAACTAAAACAATTACAAGAAACAGCAAGCGTAGAATGGCTAATCGCCACAGGTGAAATTGATGACGCGACGAGTGTATCCAAATTTGGATATAATGGACAAGTGGGCACCGCTTGGGAAACTGTATGGGATGGTAACAATGTATACACCTACATTGATACAGCCAGTGTAGCTACAGTTACCAGTAGTGATACAGATGACAACAGTGGCACTGTAAAAATATCTGGTGTAGATGCTAACTATGATCTCGTAGATGAAACACTCACCATAGGTGGCTCAGCAGGAGTTGTTGAATTCTACAGAGTATTTAGAGCAGAATTGGTCACAGCAAACACAGGCATTGCTAATGTGGGCACACTAACTGTCACAGTGGATTCCAAGTCAGCAGCCATTATAGCACCAACCAATGGTCAAACACTAATGGCTATCTACACTGTGCCCACAAGGAAAAAAGCCTATCTCATCCAATTAGATGTAGGATCAAGCAAAGACGCAGAAAATGAAATTAGAGTAATGGTTAAAAAGAATGGACAAGTTCAAAACACCAAAGACTTTATTTCAATCAGAGGCGGCTTTGTAACCAAACCTTATTCAATACCACTATACATACCCGCAGAATCAGATATTGAAATACAAGCACAAAGCGGAGCAACTTCAGCAGTAAGTGCTGGATTTGAATTAGTATTAGTGGATGATTAAGGTGATACATGTGTATATGATCATCATTATACTGTTGTTGATTGTAGGAATGGCATAATGGCAAAGAGACCATTAAAATATAGAGGTGCTACCTGTAGTGTTGATTGTTCAGGCACACGAGCAGGATTCAACTATGGTATGTCAGGTGGTAGTAAACCAAATCCACGAGCAGCAAGTTTTAGCCGTGGATTGAGAATAGCAAAGAAAGCTCTAAAAGCAAGAGCCAAAAGAAAACGGCGTAG